CGACGTAAAATTTAAGAGTTGAAACCTTTGTAATGTCGTCAATTTTAATCCAAAAGCCTATTTTACCCTGCGTTGGAGTGCCCGAATTAGCCCCTGTAAAGAAAGATATATTGGTAGAGGCAGGAGATGCCTCCCAAGTAGCTGATGCTCCCGTAGAGTTCTGAAAAACGCCCCAATGGTCTGCCTCATAAGGGGTTGTACCATCAGTCGTAGGGTTTGCCCCAGCTCCACTCTCTAGCCATTCCGCCTGTATATCTCCGTTTGTCGCATAATCCATCTGATCAAACTCGTGATTGTAATTGATAAAATTGTTACAAATATCATTGATTATATATCTCGAATCTCGGTTCTCCCATGTATCAGATATAAGTTTTTTGTCTGCAATCTTGGTATAATCCGTACAGGTTATTTCATATTCAAGATTTTGAAGGACATCTACATTTGAATCCTCGACTCTACTCACTACCCCGCCAAAGATAATTTCTCCTATCTTATCCCCGGCAGAAATTACCCCAGAAGGGGTGGCCGTTAAAGTGAGAGTCAAAGTTGCTTCCACATAACTTAAAACCTCGACAATTATTTCGTCCGCATCCGTTATCCTTATATGAAGTTTTTGTCCGGCATAAAATATCCCAGCATTTCTTTGAAAATATCCTTTTAAAGTAATCACAGCCCCAACGGAAGAAGCAATCTCATCCCCTTTAAAAATTCTGACAGATTGGTTTTCCGAAGGTTTAGTCCCTTGAAAAATCGTGAAATATGCTTGATCTGTTCTTTGTTGAAGTTGATTGTCGATTGATAAACTATTATCAACAATATCCGCAGACCTATCCAAACTATTCACGTAATAATAAATCATCAGACGACCTTTGTTACGAGTTTTAATTTATCGACAACAATATCTGCATATTCTTCTGCAACTTCTTTGCTCGACACAATCCCATTAAAATTAAAATTATAAACAATTTGTTTCCCTCCAACTACATCATTTGGCCAAATAAAGCCATCCGTTTTTGGGGTAAACATTTCCGTGCCTTTCTCTCCTACCATATATGACCCTCCCGCAAAAACATCTCCGCCTCCTGCCTTTTTACCTTTAACAGCTTGCGTTACGGCTTTAGTAACATTTTGTGCCGATTTTCCCTTTAATCCACTTGCCGAATTATAAGTCGAAGTATTGGCAATCCCCAGAGTTGCAACTTCTTTTAAGGTATCAATTACGATATTTGCAGTTTTGATAATAAGTTGCAGGGCATCGACTATAAAATTCGCAACAGTTTCTACTTTACTTTGGAGGCTACCCCAAAATTCAATCCAATCGGGAGAAAAAGAGTTTTTCCACGCATAATATCTCGTGAATAAATCCACCCAAAAAGAGTCCCATTTTGTCAGAATACTCTGCATATTCGTGAAAAACTCAGTAACAAACCATGCCGTAAATTCCCCTATTTTCGCCTTGATAGGTGCTATTTGTGCCCCTATTTGTTCTTTGTAATTTCCCCATGCTATCTCCGCTTTCCTTAATTCTCCTTGTGTAGTATTGCTTAACTCCGTTGCCGCTCCTCCATATTGTGCGGTTACCAATTCCGCTACCATTCCCATCCTCTCGAGTTCTGTCGCATTATCAAACGCCGCCTTCTGATCTTCATTTAAAGTAATTTTGTATCTTTCGAGTATCCCTACCGAACCATCAAAAGTTTTACCTAACATTTGGGCAATATCTGTTAATTCCACTTGTGTTCCTGTTGTAAGTTCAATAGAAGCGGCGAGATCAAGCATCGCAGGAGTCAATAATTTTACTTGTTCAACTCCAGCACCGAATTGTAAAAAGACTGACTCTGCGGCGACTATTGCATCATCCTCAAAGGCTAGAGTCGATTGTAATGTCGTTGCGTAAGTTTGCAGTTCATCAGTTGCTTTTTTAATGCCACCTGTGGCTTTTTCATATCCAGTTCCGAGATCAACAGCATTTTTTGCGGCAATCTCTAACGCAAGAGATACTCTCGTGCTTTCTTCATAAGCCTTTATACATTCATCCGCAAATTGCAAAGTTTTCGTTACGGTAAAAGCTCCTGCAAGTAAAGATAACCCTTTTTTTAAATCCAAAACTGACCCGCCGACTTTTTCAATTTTTTTTGAGGCATTATCTTCGGCATTGATTCGCACATTTTCATTCTCATTTATCGTAGCCATATTTTTTTGAACTTAAATTTTTTCGTGCACGTTCATTATAGCATGAAAATATATGTATAAAGTACCCCATTCTCACCGAATCTTGTTGTTGCCAGTCTGTCCCGAATTTCTCGCTCATCAGATAATCAAGAAGTTCATCATCAACCCCTTCTCTTGCGACTTCATGGACTATATTTGCTCGAAGAATATCTAATTTTTTTTTTGAGGCATATAAAGTCCCATTGTTTTTTCCATCAATTCGTTTATGGTTTCAATGTCGAGATGATCTACCAGTTCGGGCTTGTAGGATATAATTGTCCCCTCTGAGTCCACAAAATTCCAGCCTATGATAATTGTTTTTAAAAATTCCAAAGCAATATTAAAAAATTCCAAATCTTCTTTGCTTTTCTTTTCATTCTTTAATCCTCTAAACTTTTCCATAAAAAGTTTATACGTTGCGTAATCCATCAATCCTTTTACAATAACAAAACTCCCATCCTCCATTTCTATTTTATGCGTTTTTAAGGTAGAAAGACGTACTTTTTGCATAGTGATTTTTTTAATTTTAATAACTTGTTGATAAGTTTACCAAGAGAAACTCTCCCAACATTCCGGTCGTAGAATCGTAAACAGAGTCAAAAGGGACTTCCTGATCAATCAATTTGTCGTTTGATAAAGGAGTTTTAAATCCTCCAAACTTAACAGCAGGCAAATCAACTTTAAAGGTGTATCTTGTAGCACTTGCGGCAACTGCACCCTGACAAAGAAGCCTCAAAGCCTGTGAATCGTTGTCCCTCATATAACTCATAAATCTTTCATCAGAATAATACATTTTGAAAGTTCCGTTTATATCTATTCCTTTCTGTAAAATGGCTGTTGGGAATCTGTTGGCCATCCCATATCCACTTGCCGCATGGCGTTCTTCCAAATCATTATCAACTGTAATTGCCAACTCCTCGAGTGATTCGGTTGCAAGAGTAGATAATAGTCCTCCGAGGGAAGCAGTTGCTCCTCCTTGCCAAGCAAACTCTTTGACTGTTGTATAACTTGCAGTCTGTGGGGCAAGCACTATTAAATCCCCGACTGCTAGAGAAGTTTCGAGATTGGTTATTGCGATTGTGAGAGCCGAAGAATCGACAGAATTTACTGTGTGAGTTTTTACGCTCGCCGCAGAGAAATCAAGAAAAGCCTTTGTAGAAGGTCTGTAAACCTTGATTGTATCTGTTGCAACCAATCCTTGAACCTGATCAAGAGTGATAGTTTTAGCACCTGCTCCGGCTGTAACTACAGCCTGAACCTCTGCACATCTGAAGTGACTTTGAGCCATAATCTTGATCGCCGCAGTCATTATGTTATCGGTATGATCAATTGCATCAATCCCTTGTATTCTTACTCCCATAAATCTGTGAGCTGATTCTGCAAGATTGAATTGCATTGAATAAGTGGTTGCAACTTCTGCCGGAAATTTTGAAGCATGGCCATAAACGGTAGCATCGTAATCTGTTAGAGTTGCAGAAACGCCCGTCCCATTTGAAATTGTTTCGCCCGCAGTGAACGCTCCTGATGGAGCAGTAACAAGCAAGAATCCATTTGCCCCAACGTAAGCAACTGTGGCCGTTTTTAACGAAGTACCTCCCGTTACAGTATCGCCTACCGCAAAAACTCCTCCTGCGAGTGCTGTATAGGCCATATACCGGCCACTTGTGAGTCCTCCAAGAAGTCCATTAAGAAAATGTCCGAAAGTAGTAGGTTCAATGTTCAACTTGATAGTCCCTTTTGGTGAAGGGATAGGGAGTTCAAATTTTCCACGTTTTTTTGCCCTACTCCCCGAAATTCTCATCAAATCTGCCGTAGGATAATCATACGTCAAATCTTCTTCATTAAAATAAACATAAGTATCAGGAATAACAGCGGTATTGGGGGTTGTTTCCTTTTTTAAAGAGAACGTGCCTCTTTGGGTATATACTTCAGCCATCTTGAGTATTGTTAATTATTTTTTTGACTTTTTAGGTTTCTTTTCTTCTTTTCCAAATTCTTCTTTTGCCTCTTTTGCTTTTTCGGTTATAGCCTCCGTTCCTTGATCGTATTTTGCAAATCCTCTTTGTACCAACAGATCAGCGATATGGTCTCCCACTCTCACCTTTTGTCCCTTATCAAATCTGGGAGTATCTGGCATCTCTACATCTTGAGTTATAATTATTTCTTGCATGGTTTGTTTGTTACGAATAAATTATATCCTTTTTTTAAATTGTTTTAAAGGCTTTCGTTTCAAGAGTTATATCTATATACCATATTTTCTCATTTGCAACCTGATCATCCCGAATCGGACTTATCCCCGTACTAAGCACAGAGTACCCGTTGCAGTTGAGATATTGGTTGTCATCATCTCTTAATTCATCAAGAACGGCATCAGTAACCGTCAAAAGTTTGGTTATCTGCGTAGAGTCATCAGAGTTTTTCAAAACAATCACTCTTATAATCCAATTTGCGTTTAAAGTGTTTTGACCGCTTGTGGCATAGGTTTCACTACTATCTGCTAAAAGAATTGCTACACAGGGAGTTTTTGGCATTTCTGTGGGCATATAAGAGAAGATTGAGTTTATCCCAGCACTCGTTTGTATTGCGGTGATAATAGTGTTGAGTTGTGCGAGAATGTTTACTAACGACATTTTATTTTGTTAATTGCTTCTCAAGGTTATCTGCAAAATTTTTAAGTATTTTTTCCGAGTTTTCTTCGAGAGCAGGTCTTAAGTATCCTTTTCCTTTGAATGGCGGGATAATTACTTTCCCAACAGTTACCCAGTTTTTACTTCGAGTCATGAATCGTAAATATTTCTTTGTTTTAGGGAGTATTACTCCACCGAGTTCCTGTATTCTTGCATATATTACATCCGTACCTATTTCCGCATAATTTTCTTTGACTTCATTTGTTATGCTTCTCCTTAAATTCCCAGTAAGATAAGGGGAATTTATTTTTGCGGCATTTTGGACTATCAATGCCGATTGTTTCAAAGATATTGCTATCGCTTTTTTTGTCCTCTCGGGAAATTCCTTTAAGAGTCTTTCCAGATGAGGAGCGTCGAATGTTACACTTGAAATCATTGATCTTTAGTTATCACGCATTTTCTATATATAATCCCGTTAAAATTAAAATTCTCCAATTCCTGTATGTAATAATTTGTGGAACTTATTACGAGTTTGTCTGAAATCTGTAAATCTGTTTCTTCTGTTAGGAGTGTATAAGCCACGACTGCTTGTGCTATTCCCAAAATTGCTCTTAATTCCATCGCCAACTGTTCAATGTATCCCCACCCTCCGGTTATTGTCGCAGAAGCAGAATAATCATATTTACCACTACCGAGCGTCTGCCTATAAGATGTGAATTGTGCGTTGTAAATCATTAAAAAACCATTACAGTTTTATATTTTTTGATAATCTGTTCTGCCGTGTGATAATCCTTATCGCTCATATTAACACTAAGTCCTAAAATAGAATGGCTAGAAAACCCTATGGTATTCCTCGCATTAAAAAGCCCGGCGATAATAAGAATGACCGCGAGTTTTAAATCTTCGGGAGTTTCCGTTGTTTTGTATCCAACAGTATAACTTAATCTTAAATTTCTAAACCCTTGACCAGCTACAAGATAAAGTGTATAGATTTTGTCATCTGAAAAATCCACATCACCGATTGTTTCATCCGTATATTCTTCCCAATCATTGTTAGCATCTCTCCTTTCAATTTTCGTAAGAGTTCTAATTGGTTTAAATTTTGTTTTAATTCTTGTTGTGCCATCAGAGCTTACAATTTCATTTGAAACAGTACCGTAAGTATCTGTAACCGTTCGTATTCCTGTTTCTTTCTCTATCAAAGCAGTCACCTGAGTTATGAGTTGAGTCAGTAAAGTATCATACGTCGAACCTGTAGTCGAACCAAAAATATATTTCTTTATTTCGTCAGTTGTTACTAGAGCCATATTATTTGTTTATATAATCTTTAATATCCTGCTTTAACGTTTGTATATCATCTTTCGTTGCAACATTTTTCATCATTTCCTCGAGTTTGCTTATTCTGGATTCATGTGAGCTTAGCGATGAATATGCAATCGCGGTTTGCCATACAGCAGTACCAATGGTAATAAGTAGAGCGAGAAACGCTCCAATTGTAATTTTTACTGCGTGTTTTTCTATTAAAGCCGACATTATTTTTTAGGTTTTAAGAAACTCCAAAGAGCAAGTCCGGCGGTAACAAGAGCAGAAATAGCTCCTCCCAACGCTGTGAGTAGGTCTGTAAGAACGGGAACATCAACATTGACAGTTACTTTCAATGTTGCCAATACGAATGTTATTATCCCGACAATTCCAGCCCATACACGTCTTTGTTTTAACAGTTCCAAAACTTTTTCCATAATTTTTGGGTTATTCAAGTAATTTAACGAGTTCTGTTCTTAATTTTTCTTTTGTCATTCCGGTCATTGAAAAACCTTTTGTTTTGACTTCTTTATCTAAAACCATATAAAGCAATTCCCGGTTGTTAATATCAAAGTCATAGGATTTGCTTTTATCTTTAAATTCATTCAATAAATTTGTCTTTACGGTTGCATATTGAGTTTTTGTTAAACAAGTTCTCGTTACAGGAATAGCTCCATCAAATTTTTCAAGAGAAACCTCAGCGACAGCACATTGTTTTAATCCAATCTTATCGCCGATTAACGCTTCACTTTTAATTCCTTCCGCAAGAGCATTGCCTCCAAGAATTATAAAGGTTGCTATTATCCCAAAAACTGCAAACGCATTGAGAAATTTATTGGGCATTTTCTACTGGTGTTGTTATAGGCTGATTGTTTACTGTCAATTTTCCATCCTTAACCATCTGATTAACTTCATTCATTGCGGCGTTGTACCCTTGTTGCTGTGCGACTACCAAAGCGACCGTGGTACTTCTGTAAAGATAAAGCCCGAGAGCCGCCGCCTGCATTAGTAGCGATAAGATGATCGCTACTGCAATACTGATTTTTAGTGATTTTTGTTCCATTGTTTTTTTATTGTTAGAAAATAAATGGACTTAGTTAGTGATTTTTTTATTTTTAGGGGGATGAATCACTTAAACATCCCCCTGATTTTAGAGTGCTTTAGTGCCTAATACCCAATACCATTCTCCTGCTGTGCCTGTCGAATACACCCAATAGACGGCCGTTCCATCATCATTGTCATCCAGTACGCCCACAAATCCTGTTCCGACAACTGTTGGATCGCCAAAAGCAGAATCAAGCTCAGCGTCAGTTGGAGGATTGGATACATTGGCTGTTGATCTCTTAACTTGTACGCTTGCGGTCGTAAATACTCCTTTGCCTGAATAATCTATTGAGGCAAGTTCTGTGCCACCAGCTCCTCCTATCAAATTATCTCTAAAACTGATGAGAGTTCCCTGCGTAAGATTATTCATTGCTCCAAAAATTTCCCCTATCACTCCTACTCCATCGGCCGCCGCCCCTACCATTGCAAGAGATGTTGAACTTGCTCCACCTGCGATAGCATATCCAAATGGAGTGCTATTATACATAAACTCTACTTGTCCTTTTGCACCAGTACCAGTCGGCACGCCTAAGTCTAATACTATTCCGCCGCCTATATTGTCTCCCGTTCCTTTTGCATCGCCAGCATGTAACGAAATGCTTCCGCCAACACCACCAGTAGTTGCCGTTCCGCCATCTTGTCCGGCTATTGTAAAGTTTGTAGCATTAGTAGTAACTGCTCCGATTGTTCGCATCGTTATACCAGAATAGGTATACAATGCACCTTCGTAAGTCTTGGTCGCATCAGCGGACTGAATAGCTATGGTTGGGTTTGTTTGTGCCACCCCCAATCCAAAATTGGCCAAAGTAGGAGTAAGAAAGTCTGCTTTCTCCGCAATTATTATTGCGTTGGAATCAGCGGATAATCCAAGCACCAAAGAATGTGTAGTTTGGGTTGTGTTATATTGGAATAATGCATCATTGCCAGTACCATACAAGTCCTGACTATCATCCTTGATAGCTCGGGTGCTAAAAGTAGCAGTAGAGTTGAATCGTGAAGCGTTGTTTACCTCAAAATAACCATCAACGTACAATGATTCTGTATTGAATACTGATAAAAGATTTGTCGGTGTACCATTACCTATCGCCACATAACCGGACTGACCAGAGTTCACTTTCGCTCCTCCATATAATCTGACTATACCGCCCGCACCATTACCAGTTGAACCACCCGCGTCTCCAGCGGTGATTGTAATTCCTCCTCCATTTGCCACACCAGCAGCTAGTCCGCCACCATCATCGGCTAGGATTGAAAGCCCTACACCAGCCGTATTTCCTAAATCCGATTGGTCTTCTACTCCTATGATGAGAGCCTTATTAGCAACCGCGTAGAAGTTGCCAAGATAATCAATATATGCTTTTTCAACTGTATTATTCTTGAAACTAACTAATTTACCGCCTGCTGTCGTCAAAGTAACTCCGTTATCAAGCGTTACTCCTATTGCACTGGCATCATCAGCATCGTTTCCTTTTACAGTCAATCCGGTACTTGCGGTTGTAGTGAACGTAGCATTTGTAGAGTTAACATTACCGGCAAATGTTACTGTGCCAGCCGAGTTGAGAGTCATGCCTGTGGCAGTCAATACTCCATCCCTCCAGTGTGTTATGGCTAAAGTTCCATTAACACCTGTACCAGTTGAAGCGTTAGTCTGAAATCGAAATTCTACATCTCTTGCAACCGCGACATCGTTTGGCGGAGCACCACTCCCATCAGTATCCCAGCCGGAAGCCATCAAGCCAAGATATTGTGAACTATAAGTAGTAGTGCCGACAGTGGCCGTTCCTTGCTTTGTGAGTTTTTGGTAAGTTGGTTGCATGTCCATGAATGCGGAGAACACGCGACCTCCATATAAAGTAGTCGAACCGCCCGGAGTCGTGTTCGTGAATGAATACACGTTGTCCGTATCTGTTGTTTCCGTAAAAGTATTAACTGCAATAGTCGTACCTTGATAATAAATATTATTGCCGTCGTGTATTGCAACAATCCCATTCGCTAAAGCATTCCATGCTCTTGTAAGGCTATCCATAGTTTCAGAGAGAGTACCTCCAAGTAAGAATTGATTAGCTCCGGGGGCTGTCCATACTCCCGTAAGAGTTGCTCCGCCAACTGTAAATACTATAGGCTGTGCCGTTCCATAAGAAGAAGGATTGCCTGTGAACACCATTGCTCCCTGAAACGTGAACACGCTACCTGCGTCAGTTGTTTCGGTAAGATTGTAGGTATTGCCATCTATTCCAGTAGCGTCATATTCGATTATGATTGACGTAGAAGAAGCCCCTACCGGATTTGCTATCGCTGTTACGTTGCCAGCTTCAGCCGAAGCGTTAATCGCCGTAACGATGTTATCAATAGTTGCGTCAAGATTTGCTCCAACGGCAAAAGTAACTCCTGCCGTAAATGGAGTCGCTCCAATCGTGAACACATCTCCTGCGGTGAGATTACCCGAGAATGACATTATCCCGCTCGCCCCGATAGCTTCAAAACCAAATCTATGACCGCCAATGCCTGTCAAGTGATAAGAATTAGAACCATCGTTGTACCATTTCACCCACTGGCGATTATCTACATTCGGATTATTGACTGATTGTAAGTACAGTGTTGGATTTGATTGTACTGCGTGGTCATAATCATAAGCTCCTGCATTGACATTGTAAGTTGCCTCTCCGATAATAAACTGCCTCCCACTAGCACTACCTAAGAAAGAACCAAATTGTGCGGTAGTTTCGTCATAGGTAAAAAATGTATCTGTCGCGGCAAATCCACCAAACCCCAACCAAGACGAGGTGGCAGAAGAATAAAGACCATTACTAGAAAAGATAAGTGCACCAGTAACAGAAGTGGTCGGAGTCAGAATAAGACTTCCTGAACTTACATTCACGACTCCATTTGTTCCATTATGTTGTAAATAAAGAGCCTTCGTTGCATCATCGCTGACAACTGCAATCGTTGGATTGGTAACTCCATTGAAAAGTCCTAAATCTTTATTTAAAGCGGTTTCATCACCATAAACAAACACAGGAACATTGTTTGCGTCCTTTGTTTTATCTATGTAATAAACCATTTCGAGGGCGTTTGCGTCTGCGGTTTCATAGAGTTGTCCATAATCGAGTCCTGTACCCTGATTGAGTTGTATATCATCATTTAAAGCAATTCCTCCAAGTGGAGCAAATGCTCCGGCTATCCCCAAATCACCATCCTCATCAAGAGCCAATAATTCACTCCAACCTACTTGTCCTGCTCTTGCCGCCCCTTTTCCTATCTCAAAAATTTCCTGATCAGCAGTCATTGAAGCATTCCCAGTATCGGTTGCTATCTGGTACATACCATAATCAATATTTTGTGACCCTACTTTTGCCGTTGTATTTAAAAGAACATCATCATTTGCTTCATCATAACTTAAAAGCACCCAGTCGGAATCAGAGCCGCTTTTTATAGCCGTTGCATCTTCCAAAAGTTGATTGCTACCTGCCAAGATAGTAAAAAGGTTTGCCGCCCATTTAAAATCTCTTGCACCAGCAATATCAAAAGCAAACTCATCATCGCCAAGAGTTGCATCACGATCATTTACAAGAGCCGTGTCACCATCTGTATCAAGAATTAAATTGTAGCCATCCATATCGAGATTGCTCCCCATCATTCCTCCAAAGGTAAAAACTCCTGATACATCAAGATCAACAGTCCATGTCTTTGCCCATCTCGTAGTATTTGAACCGGATTCATAGGTTGTATCAATAGGCACAACATTCACACTCCCTTCGAGCGTTGTATAATTTTGTATCCCAATGTCAGAATTTAATCCGATTGCAAATGCAGTATTGCTTAAAAGCAACAAAGATAATGCCGAAGCAATAAATTTTTTGATGAAACTCATTGTATTTTAAGTTAAGGTTAGGACTGGCGTATATTCATAAAATATTTTATCTGCATTCGTTCCAACATCCACATAAATTTCATCGAGATAAACCCCTTGCCATGTAAAAGTATTTAATTTTGCCAATATAAACCCATATTCTGTCGTCAAATCAACGCTTGATGTTCTTGCAACTGCCAATTTTGTGCTTGTATTCCCTGAGGGCACTTGCACCGTAATTTCTCGACAATAAACTCTGCCGAGTTTTGTAATTGTTACTGTTGCTCCGGCCAATTCCGCCGTTAATGCGTCACCGGCAACAAGGGTAATAGTCCCTGCAACTACTGTCGCAATTTCATATACCCCATCATTTGAAACAGAACCTGAAACTGTGATTTTATCACCTGCATTAAACCCTTTTAAAAGGAATTTGTTTCCTGTATCGGTGATTGTATCAGGGTTGGAATCAACAAACGCAATCCCCGTCCCTGTGATCGATGGTTGCAACGACTCGGGAGTTGTCGCCGCAGTTATTTCCCTTAAAGCACTAATAGGGGTTTTCCCTTTTTTTACATATCCTTCTTTAGCCATAATTTAATTGTTAGAAATTAACTTTTGCTTTTCGTCCTCTTTTTGGTTTTTCTTCTCCTTCCATTTCCTCACCTTCTGCTTCCTCAATTTCTCCTTCTTCTTTTTCATAAGAAACAGCTTTTGCTATTTCTTCTGGTGTCAATTCTTCAGGTTTAAATACTTTGAAATTTTTATATCGTGAACAGGTAGATTTTGCCTTAACAAAATCCATCAAATAAACATCTCCGCTTTTAAATTCTACCTTTTCGCCCATACGAACCAACCTAGTTTTCATAGGCTCTTCGCCTGTAAATTTTACGAACACTTTTGGGTTTTCCATTTGTTTGTTGTTAATTAAGTTCTTATCCCTGCCCCTGTAAAGGAGCAGGAGATAAAACCTCAATTTTAGACAGTAACATCACGACCCATCGCACAAGTGTTTGCAAGATCAAGAATCACAAACCCAAATTTCATCGTCAAAGTCAATTCAAACCCATAACCCTGTACTCTTTCAACTTCAATTTGAACATCCTTACCGTAACCCCATCTGATAGCTGGTTTGAATACACAAAGGAATTGTCCTTTTGTATTGTTTGATGGAGTTGCAGACACTTTCCCATCTGCTTCGGTTTTTGGTACTAGATCATGGACGATACTTGTAACACCAAATGCACTCTGTAAATTTGACCCATCCACGCTCGGATTGCGTGTAGCATAAGCTAATTTGAAGGCATCATCCGTCATTGCCGTCAAATGAGTAGATGGCTCGAATAGATACAAGAGGTCAGAAGCTCTTGAGTTATAGCGTCCAGCCAAAAGAGCTCTTACCGTCATCATGTCATCAGAGTCAAACGCAGAAACGTCATAAGTCTTTGAATTCGTAACGCAGTTCTCACGGATACCATGATCAATTTTTAATGAGTGATACTCTGCTCCACCCTCTGTTGCAAAGGTTGTCGCAGGAGCTTGATCATCAGAGTTTACATTGCCCGTACCACCAGTTTCCGTGTCTCCATTGATAATACAACCCTCGACCGTTGATACGGCCGCTTTTGCAAGCATTTGTACCAATTTGTCATAAAGTCCCTTATCTGTTGAAGTAGCGATCATCTCATCATTCACACCAATCTGTAATATGAAGGAAACGGGAGCAATAGTACCCTTCGCATCTGTCATTGGACGATTATCGAAAGATGGTCTTGCCTCATCCCTCCATACAGTTTTCCCCTGCATGAATTGATTAGTGATATTGTAAGGCACAGGGTAACTGTCTGGGAGATTGTTGCCCTCAAAACCTTCTTGAAGTTGTGAAAGCAATTGTCCTCTTTGAAAAGTCATGTCCTTAATCTCACTCACCATCCCATAAGCGGAATACCAATTTGCATTGGTTGTTGGATCGACGTTCTCGTTTGCCTTTGTTTCCATCGGCGACCCATTTTTTCTTGCATAGAGGAGCAAGTCCTCTACTGATTTAATCTGTTCTTTAAGCATTTTTTTGCTTGTTATGAATTAGTTTGCCGCCGTCTTTAAAGCGTCAATAAAGCCACTTTTTTGATCAGGCGTAGTTTCTTCTTTCTTAACTCCATCAGCGAATTTTTCCTGCTTTACATAAGCCAATCCTTGTTTAGCAGGCAGTTTTTCCAATCTCGACTTAAGTTCAACGTTTTCCTTTTCTGCTACTTCCAATTTCTTTTTTGTAGCATCAAGTTCTTCGTGAACTTTTTTTACAGCCTCGATTGCAACTTCTGCCTTAATAAATCCTTTATCTTCAGGATTTTCTTCAGCAGGTTTATCCTCCTCTTTTGGAGTTTCAACAGCAGGGGCTTCCTCGGCAGGAGGAGTTGTTTCTTCTACCTTTTCACCTTCGGTAGATGTTTCACTACCTTCCGTTTCAGCGGGTTTTTCACCGCTGTCGGTCTCGGTTACTGGTGCAGTTTCAACTTTCTCCGGTTCTGTCGGTGGAGTTGCTGGTGTTGTTGTTTCTTCTTCCTTTTTAGATATAGCCATTTCTTTTTTTGTTAGAGATTTTGACTTATATAAATCTTTAAGATGTTGTTTTACAGATTCAATGTCCCAATCTTTTTTATAGAATATCATTGGTTCACCACTTTCGCTTTTCATCCCATTGAATATTATAGCATCTTTTGTCTCTTTAAAAAACTTTTGTGAAATGACATCATCAAAATAAGCGTTAAAAGATTTTTCCATTGTGAATAATGCTTTTGGGTTCGCAGGTAGGCTTACAACCGAATTTTCAACAAGATCAAGACGCTTGATTGTTCTTTTTACCGTACTATCAAATAAAATTCTTAAAATATCCATCTCCTCGTCGAGTAAGTTTCCGTCTTTATCTCTATATTCAATCTCTTCCGGTATGTAGCCTATCGAAAATGCTCTCAAAATGCCTGCTTGAATTTTAGGCTCAATCTCGGCATCCACTATTACAGCTTCGATATAAAGTCCATTTGAATCAATTGCCATATATGTGGCTTTTCCGATTGGTCTGTACGGGTCATGTTGAAAAAGCACTATCGGATTTGATTTGTAGTCATCGGTTATCGAGTCAGTAAAAGCTCCGGGCTCAACAACATCATTGTATCTATCAACATCAGGGGTTGAGGCATACCCTGTTATCACAGTCCCGAGTTTGCTTTGTTCTTTTGTTACATCTGACAATTTCCCGTCAAATCCTTCTTTTGGTATTGCCTTAAATTCTGCTTGAAAATACCTTATATCTTTATTTTTTTTCAAACTATGTTTCCCCTCGTTGGCTTCTTCGCAATCTTCTCGTGAATCATAAACACATTCACCATTTTGTCCCCATTTCCATTTACCATTATCACATTTCATAGCGGGCATAAGAGTAATTGTTAATTAAATATTTATTCTGTAAAT